TCAATCGGCTCCGGCGTGCTCCTTCGAAAAAAGCTGAGCGAGAGAGAATCCGCGAAAGATACCATGAGAAAGCCAAAGTTGACAATGGAAAACTGTATCTACACTTACTATCAGAGAATACAAAACGGTAGTGTCGCGGTGGGCCGTTGGATCCGGCTGTTGTATGAGTATTTAGTCTCCGGTCTTCAGGAAAAACGATTTGACTTTGACCAAAAGAAGGCCGACGATGCGATCACGTGGATTGAAGCGCACTGTTTTCACACTGAGGGCCGTTTAGCGCCGGGCCCGCTTAAACTTGAGCTCTGGCAGCGGGCGTTTATCTCGGCAATCTTCGGTATTGTTGATAAAGATGGCGAAAGGCAGTTTCGTGAGATTGTTCTTGTCATTGCCAGAAAAAACGGTAAGTCAAAACTTGCCGCCTCGATAGCAGAATATATATGGCGAGCAGCTGGCGGCTATGGGGCAAAGATTTATTGCCTGGCACCGAAACTTGATCAGGCTGACATCGTTTATAACGACATCTGGCAGATGACAACGCTCGACCCTGAATATATTAAGCTGAAAGAGCTCATAGAGACCGAACGCGACGAGCATAACAAGCGAACGCACGACAACTCAGAGCTGCCGAAGCGAAGGCAGAGCGATCTATATATACCGTCTACAAACTCCTCTGCCAAGAAGATAGCGTTCTCAGCAAAGAAGTCAGACGGTTTCAACCCTTCGCTGTGTATTTGCGACGAGGTGGCGGCCTGGGAAGGCGACAAGGGCTTAAAGCAGTATGAAGTGATGGCCAGCGCAATGGGCGCAAGGCCGGACGGAATGATGCTCAGCTGCACTACTTCGGGCTATGCAAATGATTCAATCTACGACGAAATCTTAAAACGGTCTACGCGCTTTTTACTGGGCGACAGCAAGGAAACGAAGCTGTTGCCTTTTCTTTATATGATCGATGACGTTGACAAATGGAACGACATCAACGAGCTCCGGAAGTCAAACCCAAATCACAATGTATCGGTTACTATAGACTATTTGCTTGAAGAGATAGCAAAGGCGGAAGGATCCTTATCAAAGAAGGCCGAGTTCATTACTAAGTATTGCTGTCTGAAACAAAACAGCTCGATGGCATGGCTGCCGGAGAAAACAGTCGAGCAAGCGTGCGGGCCGGAGCTCAGCCTCGAAGACTTCCGCAACAGCTATTGCGTCGGCGGTATCGACCTGTCGCAGACTCGAGACCTTACATCGTGTTGTGTTGTTATCGAAAAAGATAACGAGCTTTACGTGTTTTCAAAATTCTTCTTGCCGGCAGAAAAAATTGACGAGGCGACGCAGCGGGACAGCGTTCCGTATAACATTTACATCCAGCGCGGGCTCTTACAGCCGTCCGGCGACAATTTTGTTGATTATCATGACTGTTACAACTGGTTTGTGGACCTCGTGGAAAACTATCAGATATTCCCGCTCTGGGTCGGTTACGACCGCTACTCAGCGCAATATCTGGTTAAAGATATGGAAGCATATGGCTTTCATATGGATTCGGTTTACCAGGGCGAGAACCTTTATGGCACCCTACTCGAAAGCCAAGCGCGACTTGAGGATAACAAAATCCATATTGGCAATAACGATTTACTCAAAATGCACTTACTTAACTCGGCCGTAAAAATGAGCACCGAACGCGGTCGGGGGCGCCTGGTCAAAGTAAATCCATCTCTTCATATAGATGGAACGGCAGCGTTATTAGACGCTATGACGATGCGCCAGGCACACTACGCAGAAATCGGGGAGCAACTAAAAAATTGAGGTGGTCAGATGTCTTTATTCGATAAGATCTTCGGCAAGGCGCCGCAGCCCTCGCCGAAGACATACGGCGGAGAATTTAAACTGCTTAACTACTACACGCCGCACTTCACAAAATGGGGCGGTTCGGTATACGAACAGGAGCTCGTCCGGGCGGCGATCCACGCCAGGGCGACGCACATATCAAAGCTCCAGATAGATATAACCGGAGCGGCGAAACCGAAGTTACAGACAAAACTGAGGCACGGACCGAACGAGTTTCAGTCCTGGTCTCAGTTTCTTTATCGGCTCTCGACCATACTCGACGTCCACAACAACGCTTTCATCGTGCCGGTATTCGACGAGTTCGGCGAGATCTCCGGTGTGTTCCCGGTCCTACCCGACCGCTGCTCGCTGGTTCAGTACGCGGGCGTACCGTACCTCCGTTACGAGTTTGGATGGGGTGAGAAGGCCGCCGTGGAGCTCATCAACTGCGGTGTGATGACGAAGTTCCAGTATAGGAACGACATCTTCGGCGAGAGCAATCACGCACTGGTTCCGACAATGGAGCTCATCCATATGCAGAAACAGGCTATCGAGGAAGGCGTCAAAAGCGCCGCCACTTACCGCTTCATGGCCCAGCTCAGTAACTTTGCAAAGGCCGAAGACCTGGCGAAGGAGCGCAAGCGCTTCACCGAGGAGAACTTCTCCCGCGAGGCTGAAGGCGGCGGTATGCTCCTCTTCCCGAATACGTATCAGAACATCCAGCAAATAAAGGCCGACCCGTTTGTAGTGTCTCCGGATCAGATGTCCATGGTCAAGTCGAACGTATTTGACTATTTTGGCGTGAACGAAGACGTACTTACGAACAAGGCCTACGGCGACGCCTGGGCGGCGTTCTACGAAGGCGCCATCGAGCCCTTCGCCATCCAGTTCAGCGAAGTCATGACGAAGATGCTGTTTACCTACAGGGAGCGCACCCAGGGCAACGCAGTCATGGCTACGTCGAACAGGATCCAGTACATGACCAGCAGAGAGAAACTCAACTACGTCGTACAGCTGCTCGATAGAGGCGTCATCAGCCTGAACGACGCGAGAGACGTATGGAATATGCCGCATGTTGAAGGCGGCGACGTCCGTATCATTCGCGGCGAGTATTACAACGCCGACCAGAAGGTAACGGACAACGAATGGATAGGAGATGACGATAATGCCGAGCAATGAACGTGAATACAGAAGCATGGAGCTCCGTAACGTTTTCGTTGAAGACGAGGAGCAGAGATATATCGTCGAGGGCTACGCTTCCACCTTTGAGCCGTACAAGCTCCTGACGGTAAACGATACGGATTATTTCGAGCGTATCGAGCCGACGGCGTTTGAAGGGGCAGACCTTTCGGACGTCGTTTTTCGTGTTGACCATGAGGGCCCTGTCTACGCCCGCAGCTCCGCCGGCACGGTGGAAGTGTGGACGGACGAGCACGGCCTCGGCCAGCGCACCGACCTGAGTAAGACGCAGAGGGCGCGGGAGCTGTTCGCTGATATAGCGGCGGGCAATTACCCGAAGATGTCCTTTGCTTTTACTGTTGCCGAAGATCGCTATGATCAGGCAGAGCATACAAGGGTTATCGAGAGGATAGCGAAGGTCTATGACGTCAGTCCTGTCGCCTTCCCCGCTAATCCTACCACCGAGCTGAGCGTATCCACCCGTGACTACTTCAACGGAGTGATTGAAGCAGAGAAAGCGGAGCGACTGGAGCGGGAAAGACGCGAAGCGCAGAAAAAGAAAATCAAGATTCTCACGGAGGTGCTCTGATGGAGTACAAAGAAATGTCTGTTGAGGAGCTGACCGAGCGCAAAAGCGGCATCGCTGCCGAGATAGACGCTCCTGAGGCTGACCTCGATGCGCTTGAGGCCGAAGCGAGGGCTATCAACGAAGAGCTGGAAGCCCGCAAACAGGCCGAAGAACAGAAAGTTGAGATCCGCGCCGCTGTTGCCGAGGGCGACGTCGGCGAAGTGATCGAAGAAGTAATCGTAGAGGAGAGAAAAGAAATGACTCTTGAAGAAGTCCGCTCCAGCAAGGAGTATATCGACGCTTTCGCAAATTATATCAAGACCGGCGACGACGCTGAGTGCAGAAGCCTTCTGACCACTCTCGTATCCGGCCAGGTTCCCGTTCCTCAGATCGTTGAGGAGCGCATCCGCACCGCGTGGAGCCGCCTCGGCCTCCTGGACCGCGTCCGCAAGACCTACGTCCGCGGCATCCTGAAGGTTGGCTTCGAGCTGTCCGCCGGCCCTGCTTACGCTCACACTGAGGGCGTGACCACCGCTATCACCGAAGAGACCCTTACCTTCGGCGTTATCACCCTGACTCCGCAGTCCATCAAGAAGTGGATTAATTGCAAGGCTGCCTAACCTTGCCCTTAGTGGTTCACTTCCCAAAAACGCATTGAATTGCTGGAACACCCTTAGAGCCGTACAGACCACAGCGTAGCCATGAAACAAGGGCAAGCGCGAAGGTTTGAAAACTGTACGGATTGGGCAATCAGCAACCAAGCCCCGAATAGGGGAAGGCTCAACGACTATCCCGTGAGGGAGTAGGGGCAAGCGCCCCGAAGTGATGCGCTCCGCCATCAGGCGGATGAAGATATAGTCTGCTCTTCCGTGAAAGCGGAAGTCCTCAAGGAGGCGCGGATTTGCGACCCGCGTTTAACATAAGACACCATATCAGATGAAGCCCTCGATTTGGCCGGGGAAGACCTGCTTGACTACGTATATGATGAGCTCACCTATCAGATCGCGAAGAAGGTCCAGGGCGACCTCGTATCCGCCATCGCTGCTCTCGGCAGTGCTGACTCTACTCACGTCGGCGTTCCGGCTATCACCGCTTCCGAGATCTCTGTCGGCACCGTTGCTGCCGCTCTCGGCCAGCTGTCCGACGAGGCTTCCGACCCCTGCATCGTTATGAACAAGGGCACCTGGGCTGCGTTCAAGGCCGCTCAGTACGCCAACGGCTACAACGTGGATCCGTTCGAGGGTCTGCCGGTTTACTTCGACAACACCCTGCCGGTGTTCTCCAGCGCTTCCAACAATGCGGTCTTCATGATCGTCGGCGACTTCGGCCGCGGCGCTCAGGCCAACTTCCCGAACGGCGCTGAGATCAACATCAAGTTCGACGACCTGTCCCTCGCTGAGAAGGACCTCGTCAAGCTCGTCGGCCGCGAGTATGTCGCTCTCGGCATAGTCGGCGACAAGTGCTTCTGCAACGTAAAGAAGACTGCCGCTGTTTCCTGATCAGACGGTTCTGATCGATAAGGGGGATTAAAAAGTGAAATTGCTGATCGCCATCCCGACGATGGATACCGTCCCCGTCGAGTTCCTCCGGAGCATGATAGCTCTCGTTGAGGACCTCGACCTGGAGGGCGTCGATTACGAGGTCGCGTTCGAGTCCGGCACACTCGTCTATATGGCGAGGGACCGGCTCACTGACGTCGCTATAAACGGCGACTATACGCACATTCTGTGGCTGGACAGCGACATGGTCTTCGAGCCGAATCTGCTGGAGGAGCTTCAGTTCTCCGGCAAGTCGTTCGTTACGGCCATAGCGCACACCCGCAGGCCTCCGTACAACTCCTGTCTGTTCAAAGACATCCGTCTTGAGACTTTGGAGCGGTGGAAGGCTAAAGACTATCCGGGCGACACGTTCGAGGTCGCCGGCTGCGGGTTCGCCTGTGTGCTCATGGAAACGGGCATCCTGAAGGAAGTGAAGGAGATCTACGGGACCTGCTTCACGCCTATTCCCCGCTACGGCGAAGATATTTCGTTCTGCAAGCGGGCCGGCGCTCTCGGTTACAGGATTTGGGCGGAGCCGAATATAAGGCTCGGCCACGTCGGGAAGTATACCGTCTATCCCGAAGAGGAGGAGCGGTACAAGGGCACGATCAGCAATATCAGTGAATTGAGGGAGCGGTAATGGACATGAAGGTTCTCATCGCCGCTCCCCTTCGTCAGGACGTTGACGTCTTTCTGGAATACCAGGAGGCTCTCGACAAGCTCATCATTCCGGGCGGTATAACGGTTGACCGTTACTTTGTGGTCAACGACTGCCCGGAAGTCATCCCGTATATCAAAGGCGACTACGATGTAGTAAACACCGGCGACAAGTACGAGAAAGCCGTGAATGACCATATCTGGACTGCGGAGAATCTCGACAAGATGCCGACGCTGCGGAATATG